GCATGTAGTGGGTGAATGCGCCCGCTCGGTAGCCGGGGCCGTCAGCAGTTTGCCATTGGAAGTCGTCCTTGGTGTCGTCCCAGAACGCGACGACCATGAAGTCGCTCTCGGTCGTGCCGAGCAACCATTCCTCACCGGAATTTCGAGCAGCATCGTCTATCGACCGCCACCCGCCCGCCTCAAGCTCGCGCTGAGCCGCCTGTAGAGCTCGCCAGTGGGCTTCGTCTTTCGGGCTTTGCCAGAACCCTTCTGCCCGCCCGCGCTCCTCAGCTTCCCGGCGCACTGCCGCGACCATTTCCTCTCGCGTTATCTCACCCGTCATGGGAAGGCTTCGCTGCAATCGTGGCCGGGATGAAGCGTTACGCCGCAGCGCCAACACAGGGAGGGGTCGCGTGGGACATAGACCTCACCAGGCGACTCGCCTTCGCGTATCGCTCTAATAGCGCGTGAGCGCGGGATGCGTCCGATAGCCCAAGTGAAACACCGTTCCCTCTCCTCCCGCACGCCGGCCGCGCGGAAGCGGTCAATGTCTTCCGCTAATTTAATGCGCCACTCGTAGGGTATTTCGAGATATTGGTGCGCGATCTTCAGTGCTTCCTTGCTCGGCTCGGTCGGGGCGCGCTCCGGGGAGGGGGTGGTGTTGGGGGTCATGGTTCAGCCTTCCTCTTGAAGTCGATCGCCAGCCAGATCGCCGCGCTGTCGCCCATGTTGATCGCGCTGCGGGGGGCGAGGCGGTTGACCAGCACCAGGAGGCCGGTCGTCGGCATCATGATCTCGGGGCCGCAGAACCACGTCACCGCCGGGCTCGTCCGCAGCATCAGGATCGCGTGCTCGTCCTCGCCGCCCTGGCGCCAGTCCATGCAGGCCCCGGCCGGCAGCAGCTCCAGGTCGATGCGGCCGAACTCGATGCCGCCCATCTGGTCGCCAAGGCGCCTCACCCGCTGGATCGCGTTGTTCAGCTCCGCCCACTTGCCGGCGGCGGCGTAGGGCGGGATCGTGAATTTGCCGTCATCACGCGGGCGGCGCACCGGGCAGGCCAGCGTGCCGCCGCCATCGTCCTTGAACAGCCCGATTCGAGTGCGCAGAGACGCTATGAGGTCGAACGGGTCGAGGTGCGCGGCCGCGAGGAACGATGCCACCTACGCGGCCCCCGGCGTCTCTGGCGGCCGCAGGTTGTCGCTGACCAGCGAGACGACGGCCGGCTGCTTCCCCTCGATCATCCGTAAGGAGCGCCGCAGCCAGTCCTCGCCGATCTCCATGACCACGACCGACGCGACCTCGCCATCGGGCATCGTCCGGCCGGCCACGACGCCGGAGATCGCCGCCGCCGCCTCGGCGCTTGGGGCGACCAGCAGGTTCGTGAACGGGCGGTTGCCGTCGAGGACGATCGAGACACAGTAGGCCTTGAGTTCGCCGCTCACCGCTCGCCCCCAAACGGAGCCAGCGAGCCGACGAGGTGCTCGCGGCGCTTGGCGGCCCGGGTTTGAAGCAGGGCCATGCGCTCGGCATGTACCTCCGGCGGCCCGAGTTCGCTGCTCAGCCGGTCGAGGGTCTCGAACGCCTGCCACTCGCCGAGACGCGTCAGCATCTCCTTGTCCTCCTCGAGGTCGATGTCGCGGGCGATCTCCTTCCACCGTTTCTGCACCTCAGCGGCGTCGCCCGAGAGCGCTGGGGCGGCCTGTTGGCGCTGCGGGGCACGGGTGGCACCGTTGCCGCGCGAGGCACCGCTGGCGGGCGCGCCCTCGCCCTGCGCCGTCTCGTCGGCGTCCTTCTCGCCGGTCGGCACCTTGAAGACCTGCCGCAGGAACTGCTTCTCGACGTAGCTCTGCGCCGCGCCATAGGTCTGCGGCCCATTGATCGGCATAGCCAGCGTGCGCGACATCGGCAGCGTCGACATCACGCCCGACTCGTGCAGGAACGTCAGCTCGTAGCTGGCGAACAGCCAGGGTGTTTTCTTCTCGCCCTCCGAGACGCGGACCTCACTTTCCGCTTCGTTGATGAGAAGCGCGAGGCCGGCATCGGCCATCAGTGGGCCGATGATCTCGTAGAACTTGTCGACGCTGACATAGTTGTATCGCGCGTGCTCGTTGCGCTCGTCGACGCCGAGGCGGCGGATCTGCTTCTTGACCGCGATAACGGCGGCGGCGATCTCAGGGGGCATGGTCATTTTACTTTACCTTGCGTGAGGGTTGGTTCCGCAGCCAGCGAGCCACATAGGCCCCTGGCGACGGGTCGGAAAGCAGGTCCTGGTAGGCGCTCTCGCCGGCAGAGGGGTAGGAATAGAGTGACCCATTCCGAAATTCGACCAAAAGCTCTCCAGTGTCTTCATCCCATCCCACTGCGCGCACATTGCTACTTCGGACTTCTCTCATTTCTGCCATTTTATATTTTACTCCTTCTTATTGCCGCCCGCCGCCGAATGCAGGCGCGACATTCGCGATTCCCGTTGGCCCTCGTGTATAGATTTTCTCCGGCGTATTCGTGTCCGGCCGGGCAGTGCGTGATTGCCCGAGCGCGAGCAGATGCGACTTCACCAACCCTCCCGCGCCTGACGTTCTCCATGTGGGTAACCGGCTCAAGGTGGTCTGGGTTGATGCAGCAACGCATGCGACATTTGTGGTCAAGCTCCAAACCCTCGGGGATGGGGCCAATAAACCGCTCATACGAGTACCTGTGAGCGTAGGTGATCCGCCAGCCCCTCGGACTTCTAGGGTCTCGAATATTTAATCTTCCGTAGCCGAGCCTGTGCAGCATTCCGGTCCAAATCCAGCACCCGCTGTTGGGCTCAGGCTCGTACGCGGAATCGAAATCAAAGCTAGGACGCCCCATCACCGTCCCTCCTTGCCGAACTCCCGTTGGATCGCCCACAATTCGTCCCTTATATTCTCAAATCCGCAACGATAGATGATGGAGAACGCGGCGCTGGCGCCAGCCACGAACGCGCCCTCGAAGTCCGGGCTGTCCATCCCCGGCACGGCTTTGATAAGGCTCCGCCACGCGGCATCCAAGCTGTTGAAGTCAGGGCCGTCAGCCATCAGACTTCCCCTTCCGCGATGTCTTTCTGGTACTGGATCAGCCGCTCGGTCAGCGCCGCGAAGCGCTTGACGCAAAAGTGGCAGCAGCGCTCGGCCGGACCGATATATTCCCCGTTTCGCTCACTGCGCTCGCCAGCGGCCTGGACCGCTATCTCCAGGGCAAGCCGCAGCGTCTCGATCTCTTCGTCGTCGAGGTTCAGCATTCCGGTTTCTCCATTGAGATTGAGACGCCCCTGCCGTCGCGCTTCAGGCGAACCAGCCCTAGCTGACACAGCCCGACATCCTCGGGCACCAGGGCGGTCATCTCCTTGCGCACGATCGCGTGCTTCACCGCCGCGCCGTGCGTCTCGGCGAAATCGCGGGCCAGCCGCTGAAATTCCCCGGCCCAGTTTGGCCGCTCCGCCGCCGGTGTCAGATCGAGGTTGATCTCGCGGCGCTTCGGCTGCGGCTTTGGCGGCGCAACGGGCGGCGGGGCCGGCGGCTCCTCGCCGCGCTCGACGTAGCCCCAGCACTCGCGGCAGCGGGCGATCAATTCCGCCTGATAGAGCGGGTCGACCTCCTGGAAGATCGGCGGCTCCCACTTATTGCCGACGATCGGCGCGAGGCCCCACCAGTCCACGCCGACGACTGTCGCCTGGAACACCCCGGCAGGCGTATAGCGCAATATCTCGGCGTCCCCGGTCCGAGCGACGTGCTTGGCATCGAGGACTGCTCGGTGGCCTTGCGGCGTCGTCGTGATCGCATCAAGGTTGCAGGCCATGAACGGGTAGTCGGGACTGACGAACAGTTCGTGGTCGGCGCCGCTCCCGGTCAGCGCCTCCCAGATGTGGCACATCAGCGGATTGTCGCTGAAATACTGGATCGCCCGCCCGGTCGTCTTCTCGGTCCACCATAGTCCCAGCGGCTCGGTGTAGGAGCCTAGCTGCACCCGGAACTCGCCCGACAGGTCTTCCTCGACGTAGCCGGGCTGGAAGCGCGCCCAGACGGCGCGGTAATCGCCGGCCATCACATTGGCGGCGTCCCCGGCGTGCAGCCGCAGCTTGCGCTCGGCCAGTTGTTCGGCGGATAGGCCTAGGGCGTTCATCGGACGGTCCACTTGGTTGCTTCGTAATGCGCGGTGTGCTCGATGACGACGCCAGGGACGGATGGGAAATCGGTTTCCGCCTCGATGTGATTGGCGTCTTCCGCCAGGATGCGAGTAGCCAAGGCGTGCTCTTGGCCCCGCAGAAGCCAGCCCATGAGCGCCTTGCGTTTGCCGAACACCTCGACAACGAGCGGGTCATAAACACCCTGCTCAACGACCCAAACCGTCTTCATTTCGGCACCTCGCCGCCCGCGCAAATCCGCGCGATCTCGGCCTTGGCCTCGGCGACCGCCGCGCGCACCCGCACCGGGTCGTCCGCCAAGACCTTGATGGCGACCAGCATCGCCTCCGCGTAGCCCAGCGCCTTGGCGTGGCGCATCGCGACTTCCTCAAGATGGCTCATTTTCGGCTGCTCCCGTGGTTGACGCCGGACACTCGCAAAAAGAGATTGTGTCGTCAAGCGGAAAATGCTACACGATCCACGCAATGAACAGAACGACATTCGCGATCTGGCTGGAGGGCCGGGGGGACAATCCCTCGGCGTTCGCCGTGCGCCACGGCATTTCCAAGGCGGCGGCCTATGCGCTGGCCGGCATCCGTTCGCACCGCTCGCCGGAGTTCTTCCGCACATCGACGCTCGAGCGGATCGAGGCCGAGACCGGGATCGCCGCGCAGGTGCTTTACGGCGACTGGTGCAAGGTCGAGCCCCGGCCGGCTCGTAAATACACTCGCAGGGGAGGGGGCGATGTCGCTATCCAGGAATGAGCGGAATCTCGGCTACAAGCAGGTGCCGCTGCCGACCCCGCGCGTGACGACGATTCTTCGCCGGGTCGCCGCCGGCTACATCAGCGTTACGCTGACCGAAGGGGGGCCGGAGTACCGCTACGACGATGGCTCCCTGGTGCACGGCGAGAAGGGCAAGCCTCTCGGGGAGCGTGCGTTTCGCACGATGGTGCGCGAGGGGTGGCTCCTGCCGGTCGAGGGCGGCTCGTTTCTGGAGGACGGGCCACCGCAGCAGTACCGGGCTCGCCGCCCGGCCGATGGCCCGCTGCCGCGCGTGCGGGGCGGTCCGCGTGGTTGAGCCGGATTTCCGGGTTGTGCTGCCGGTCCCGCCGAGCGCCAACGAGCTGTTCACGACGCGCGCCGGCAGCCGGCAGCGGATCAAGACCAATAAATACCGCGCCTGGATCGCCGAGGCCGGATATGCGGTCAATATCGCCGGGCGGCCGGCCGAGCCCATCGGCCGCTGCCGGGTCGAGATCGACCTGCCGTTCAACCGCACCCGCGACATCGACAACGCGATCAAACCGATCGCTGACTTGCTGGTGCGCCATCGGGTCATCGTCGACGATCGCTGGGTTGACGAGTATCTGGCGCGGCGCGTCCCGGCGACTGAGCCGTTGCAGGTCGGCGTATGGCGGCTCGAATAGCGCCGCTGGCAAGTCGGCTGGACGAGGCGGCGCTGCTGCGGCTGCGGCGCGTGCTGTGGACGCAGACAGCCAACTCGATTCGGGAGACCGCGCGCCGGGCAGGCGAGCCCTATCCGACGTGGCTGGACAAGTACCGAGACTTCGAGATTGACCCGGATCGAGGGTAGGCGTCAGACTGTGCTCCGACGCGATTGAGGGGCCGGGTATGGAGCCCGACCCCTCGTAATCGCATGGACGTGAGAAGGGTCACGCCATGATCGCTGCGCCGCAGCATTTAGCACCCGACCCCGGCGTTATCAAGCCGCCGGTCGATCCCCTCGTCGCGCTCTCGGCCGGGGAACGCGAGGCGTTGCGCCTGGCGCACCGCAAGCGCGCAATCCCATTGAAGGTCATGGCGCGCCGGCTCGGGGTCTGCCCGCACATGCTGGCGCGCTACCGCTGCGGCGAGCGCAAGCCGCGCCGCTCCCTCCTGGACCGCTGGTGGAAAGAACTGTCATGAGCCTTAAATTGCTCAGCTGGGCATTCGAGCAGGATTTGCCCTGCGCCGAAAAGATCGTGCTGCTGGCCCTGGCCGACATGGCCGACATGGACGGCAAGTGCTGGCCCTCGCAAGCCTGTCTCGCCAAGCGGTGCGGCATCGTCCGCGAGACGGTCAACCGGCAGATAAAAAAGCTGGTCCTTGCCGGAATGCTCCGGGTCGAACACAGGGCCGACAGGGATGGGCAACACTCAAACGTATATTTTGTGCAGTGTGACGCAGGATCACATGCGACCCAGGATCACGTGACCCAAGATCACTCGGCACGTGACGGACGATCACGCGGGCACGTGACGGACGATCACACAGAACCATCACTTAGAACCTTCAAGGAATCTCCCCCTGTAGTCCCCCGCCGGGGGACGACGCTTACGGACTTTGAAAAATGGTGGGCAGGCTATCCGGCAAAGATCGGGAAGGGGGCGGCCGAGAGGGCTTGGGCAAGGGCCTGTAAGCAAGCCAGCGCCGACGACATGATTGCGGGAGTTTCCCGCTATATCGCCAACAAGCCCGAGGACCGGGACTGGTGCCATCCGGCAACATGGCTCAATCAGAAGCGCTGGCTCGATGATTTTGGCGACAGCGAGCAGCGGCGCATCAGGCCGACCTCGCCACCGCCAAGACTGGAGAACGGCAATGCCGCCATCGGACTTGATGATGATCGGGTTTCCCAGCAAAGCGCATTACAGCGGCATTCGCAAAAGCCTGCGGAGCCGGAGTTATTCCGGTCTGACCGATACTGAGCGCTGGCAATACCACGCATACGATTATGCTTGGCGGCGAACTTTCCTGGGGAATGCCGACGAAGCTGCATCGCCCGTCGATCCTGATAGATCGTGGTACGACGAGGCTTCCGCGGCGGCTGCTCAACGGTTCTTCAAGCGCTGAGAGCTATTCCGACGACTGAGCGAGCCCGAGAGCGCTTAGGAGGCCCATATCGGGTGTCCCGAATTGGCTGCCGATTGGGGGTCGCGGGTGACCGCATAACTCGCAGGCCTGGGTCACCGAAAACGCCGCGAGTTGTTGCATTTGATTGCGGCTCGCCTCGACGATGTTGAGCGCGGCCGCGATCTTCTCGGCGATCGCCTTCGATGGAATGTGTCCCGCCACCGCCTGCCCGGTGCCGCAGGTGACCGTGTGGGGCGGTCCAAGCTCGCCGCCCGGTCCCTTGGTCAATCCGGTGCCATAGGGGCCGGGCGGCAGGTCGCTGCGGTTGTCGAGTTCGCCAAGCGGCGTGTCAGATGGCTGCGCCCTCTGTTTGTTCATCGCTTGCCTTTCCTCCAGTCCTCGGGGTTGACAAAATTCGAGCGCCACAGGCCCAGCCGCTCGGCCTTCGCCGCCGCCTCGTGGTCGCGGTAGGCATCGCTGTATCGTCTGTACGCTACGGCCATGCCCAGCGCGACCATCATGCCGCCCAGGTCGGGGACCCGCTCCGTGCCGCACCTCGCCACGATCCGGCCGTAGCGATCGCGGTCGCGCTCGGTGCAGGCCACGGTGTCGCCGCCAATGAGGCGTAGGAGCCCTGCCGTGGCCGCCAGACCACAGGAAACCCCGCCGCATACCTGTACCCCCTCGGGCGCGTCTATGCCCCACAGGCGCACGCGCACGCCGCCTACGTCGATTGTATCGCCATCGATCACCGTTGCCTCGCCCCGGATCGTGTTCCGCGACAGTGCCTCGGGCACCGCCAGCGTGGCGCACGCCCCGACCAGCACCAAGCCGGCCAGGGCGGCGGACAGGCGCCCGCTCATACAACGCTACAGATCAGGTCGAGCACCTCGCGCGCCGCCTGTTCCCAGGCCCCAGCCAAGTCCTGCGGGTCGCGGGCGAAGGCGAGAGCGAGGGCGCGGGCGCGGGCGAGGTCGAGGGCGCGGTCGAGGGCGGGGTCGAGGTCGAGGTCGAGGGCGGGGTCGAGGTCGAGGGCGCGCAACTTGGCCGCCTCGTCAGGCAGGTTCAGGGTATCGCAGAGAGCGGGGAGAACCTGACGATAGGCGTGATCGACCAGCGCGTAAACCCGCTTTCTGTCATGCGGCGCCGGGTCGAGCGCCAGAAACCGCTTCAGATAGGGCCGCATGACCGCGGTGCGATGCGCGTCGTCGCGCCAGCCCGGCGCGTCGTTGAACCCGGGCAGGATATCGACAAACGCCGTCACCCCCGGTGGCGTCTTGTCGGCATGTGTGCCGGTGACGACCTCGTGCAATAGCTCGCGGGCGCAATGCCGGCAATCCGGGCCGCCGGACTGGTGCGGCCCGTGGTAGAGCGTCGCGGTGTCGAGCAGCGCGAGGCGTTCGGCGGGTATCGTGTCGATGATGGTCATATCGTCGTCTCCCCTGTCAGGTGTTCGGCTTCCGGTGCGCCCGCATGCCATCCATGTAGGCGCGGATCAGGTCGGCGGTGATCGCCGCGCTGTAGCGGCCGGTGATGTTGTGCTCTCCGCCGCTATCGCCGACGATCTGCGACAGGCGGTAGCCGCCATAGGCGCAATCGAGCACATAAACACCCTCAACCGAGCGGTTCGTGCCGTCCTCGGCCTTCACCCAAGGGGTTAGCGGCATGCCGGCCTGATAGTTCAGATTGTCAACGAGAATGCGCAGCGTCTTGACTGTGGTCCGGTTCATGATGTTCTCCCCTTGATTAGCGGCGAACGCGGGCGGCGGAAAGCTCAAGACGGGCGAAGCGCTCGGCGTCCGCAACGGTCTGATAGTGCGGGTTGCCAGCGCCGTAGTCGCGCATCAACTCGGCGCCGCGTCTTGTTCTGAACGGGCCGATCACCGCGTTGTACTTTTCGCCATGGGTGGCGAACGTGGGCTCGACTGCCGCGCGGAAAATCTCGCGCACAACGTATTGCCCACTGTGAATGTCGCAGCCGCGAATGCCGAGATATAGCTTAGTCGTGGTCATTTGATCGTTCTCCCCTGTTTGTGCGTCGCGATTAAGCGGTAAAGCCGAATTGGCGGCGCAGAGATTTGATGTGGCTGAGCATTTGGCGAGCCCGCTTCATAGCGTCGGCCTTTCGCTCGTACTCAAGCTCGTAATAGGCGACGCCAATGGGGGCGCCGTCCACCGGATCTGTGCCGCGCACCTTTGGAAACCATCCATGCGTGTGGTCACCCGCAACAACAAAGTGCAAGTCTGTCGCGGTCAGGAGGTAGTCGGTTGTAACAACTAGCGCTTCATCCATCGGCAGCATTGATGTTCTCCCCTGTTTGTGCGAAGGCCGCACCGCTCTGCCCCGCCGGAACGGGGCAGGCCGGTCTGGTCTAGCGGTTCCAGGTCAGCATTCCGAACGAAGCGCGCCACGCCTTGCCGGCACTGACTGCGGCCTGCTCGGCGGCGAGCAGATCAAGGTCGGCATTGCGGAATGCTTCCTGAATCTGCGTCGGCGCGAGCTTCTTACACTCGCTGAATGGCGTCTCGTGGTTGGGCGCGCAGGCGTATATCGCCTGTACCAGCTTCTCGCGGCGGACTGCGGCGCGCGCCACAAGCTTTTTGTGCGAAAGGGTTGCCATCTGAATTTGCCCCTCAGTGGACGTGGTATGAAACATTGGCCACATCGGCCGACCAGCATGCGCGGCACTCGCCGCATTTGTTGCCTTGCCGTGGTGCCGGGCAGGCATGGCCGGCCGCTTCGCCAGTATGAACCGTAGACGTCTGCGGCCACGCTGTCGGCGCCGCGCCATCTATCATCGTGGCGCTAAGGCGGATCGTAAGGTTTGCCGGGATCGTACCGCCGTCGCGCACAAAGGCCTTTACGATCTGGCCTTCGCGCGTCGGTAGCCAGTGCCGAAGCCATGGCGTTGCGCGCGCCACAGCGCATATCCGCGCCAGGTGGTCGCGCGATTGCAAGTCACCGCTATCGTGCCAGCGATGAAACTTGTCGAGTTTCTCGCCGGTTTTTGGGTTGCGGCCACGCTCATGCGCTTTCGTCAGCAACAGAACCATTGCCTCTACAAAGCTTTCATGGCGGATCGCTTCAAGCCGCGCGGCGAGCGAAGCTTTAACGCTCGGGAATATGTAATTGCCCTTCAACGCGTAGCAGCTCGAGCAGGTCGATCCTGGCACCTTGGCGAGCTTGGCGCCGGTGATGCAGGCCTGCGCCGGTATGCCATACGATGTGCCGGGCATCTTGCTTGGATACCCGAGACTACCGGCAATCGCCTTGGCTTCCCTGATATTCATGTGGGCCATCCGTGGTTGGACGACCCTAAGATAGCACCGATTATTTTCCGGTCAAGCGGAAAAAGATATTGACGTGAGATTTTGTCGAGCGGTAGGATCGTGGCGTCAATCACAGGAGCGATCAATGTCCGATATTTCAGCGGCCCGGCAAGCCAGGATAGATGCAGCCCTGGATACGCAAGTCAGGGTCAATGGCCGCGAGTTTATGACGAGGCGGGCTCTAGTAGAGCGTTGCGTTGCGCAAGGATACCGCGTCACGGAGCGGAGGGGAGGCGAGCGGGTTCTTATGTCTCCAGACGGTTCTTGGTTAGATGCCAAGAATATAACCAAGACCGGATTGGATTATGCCTGTCGTTTGCTTGCATCGGCATAGAGGAGGCAACCATGATCGAGGCGAGATACGATTATGCCGGCCCGTTCAAGTCGGCCGAGCGTGCAGATGATGTGCTGTCGGACATGTTCAATCGCGACGAGGTGTGCGAAGGCGAGCGGCCGGAGATCGTAAGCCGCAAGCCGCGCGTCGGCGGTCGCTACGTCAAGCGCTGGTATATCACTCTGCCGATGTAGAGCCCTTACCATCATCAGGTGGCAGCAGGCCCTTCGGGGCCTGCGATGCTTTCAGCGCGTCCAGCAGCGCAACGAGCGTATTGCCCTGCTGAGCCTTAAAGGCCCCTTCAGCGACGCGCACGGCCAACTTGGTTAGATCGCGCGCGGCCTCATTGCCGGCTCGCAGCAGCTTTACGTCAATGTCGGCGCCAAGTGCGTCGAGTTGCGCGTCGACCAGCTCGACCGTCCTGATTTGCAGCTTGAGGCCAGCCAGCGATCCGCGGTTGAGCGCGTCCGCATGCTCGCTCGATCCGCCGATGGTCGGGACTATCGCCGGTGCCTCGACCTGGGCAATCACGTCAGCTGCGATGTCAAGTGCGTCGCTCATGCGCTTTTTTACCGTGGACAGCTTCGGGGTGCGCCCACCGTACCATGCGAGCCCCAGCTTATTGAACGTCTGCTGCCGCGCGTGCAGTGCGACCATCATCGGAGCGATCGAGCCCCCGCGATAGCCGCCTGAGCTGGTGCCTCCGTGAAGCCGGCAGCGCGTGCGACCTGGTACAGATCGTCGCTGGCAGGGCAGACCCGCCCTATTGCGCGCTCCGCATATCTTCGTCAGGCGTTGAAGCTGGCGAGTGCTCAAATCGCCCTCGGCAGCGCATCATGTCCGTCGCTGTTTCCCATTGATATCGTTCACCTATTCCGATCGGACCGAGCGGTCGATACGGTGTGGGAATCGTCCCTCGACCGGACCGGGAGCGGGGAAAATTGGGTTCCCCAGAACAAACCGGAAGCATTTT